GGCGACCGCCGGTTGATCTGCGAGGTTTTATACAGACACGGGTTGTTTTCGGCCGCGCCACCACCACCTCGAGCTCGTAACCATTGGTAGCAGCAGATCGAAGAACCGTTGGGAAGTCGACTCGCTGGCGGCCGTCGCGGCGTTCTTTCGCGTATCGGTCGACACGGCCAAGCGATGGTCGCAGCAGGGATTGCCGAAGCGAACCCTGCCGAGCCGCCGTGCGAAGTATCCGCTCGACGAGATTGTCGTTTGGTTGCGGACGTCGGGCCCGTGGAAGGCCGCTGCGTCTCCCGATCCGGAGGATCCGCTCCTCAGCAGTGACGTCGACTCGGTTGGCCTTGAGCGGCTTCGACTTGCCAAGGCCGCGCTGGCCGAGCTCGACCTTGAAGAGCGTCGCAAGACACTGCTGCCGCGCGACAAGGTCCGCCTGTCGCTCGGCCGCTTCTCGATGATCTTGAGGCGGGCGTTTGAGCAGGTGGGCAAACGCTACGGCCACGACGCCGTGGGGCGTCTCAACGAAGCCCTGGACGAATGCGAGCGGGTGATCGATGTCGAGTTTGGCGATGACGAGCCTATCGCTCCAGCCGCTGAGGGATGACCTCCGCTGGATGCTCGACCAGACGCGGACGCCGCCGGTCCGGCCGATCAGCCAGTGGGTCGAGGAGGAGATCCGGCTGCCGGAAGGCCCGTACAAGGGCGAACCCTACCGCCACGCGCGGCACCCCGCCTCGCGGCTGTGGTTCGACGAGATCGATTCCGGCCGCTGGAACCGGTTCGCCGCCACGGGCCCCACGCAGAACGGCAAGACGCTCATGTGCTACGTCTGCCCGGTGCTGTGGCATCTCTTCGAGCTCCAGGAGACGGTGATCATCGGCCTGCCGACGATGGACATGGCCAACGACAAGTACAGCCGCGATTTCCTTCCCACGATCGAGGCGAGCCAATACCGCTCGCTCTTGCCGCTTACGGGCGAAGGGTCGCGGGGCGGCCTGGTGAAACGCGAGATCAAGTTCCGCAACGGGGCCACGCTGCGTTTCATGTCCGGCGGCGGCCGCGATCAGAAGCGTGCCGGCTACACCTCGCGCGTGTTGGCAGTGACCGAGGTCGACGGCCTCGACGAATCGGGCGACGGCAGCCGCGAGGCCGACAAGATCGAGCAGCTCGAGGGCCGCACCCGGGCGTTCGGCCGCCGCGGCAAGCAGATCTACCTCGAGTGCACCGCGTCGATCGAGACGGGCCGTATCTGGCAGGAGTGGACCGGCGGCACGCAATCGCGGATCGTGCGGCCCTGCCCGCACTGCGGCGCGTGGGTCACGCCCGAGCGGGAGCACCTGGTCGGCTGGCAGGAAGCGGTCGACGAGGAGCAGGCGGCCGAGTTGGCCCACTTCGTGTGCCCAGAGTGCGAAGCGCCCTGGAGCGAAAGCGATCGCTTTGCCGCCGCCGAGCAAGCCATCCTGGTGCACCGCGGCCAGGAAGTCACTCCCGAGGGGAAGATCGTCGGCGAACCGCCGCGCACGAAAACGCTCGGCTTCCGCTGGTCGGCGATCGACAATCCCTTCGCCACGGCCGGCGACCTCGGCGCCGAGGAGTGGCTCGCGCTGCGGCAGCGCAACCGCGAGAACGCCGAGCGCAAGATGCACCAGCAGGTGTGGTGCCTGCCGGCCGAGCCGACCGACATCGAGTTGATCACTCTCGACCCCGAGGCTCTTCAGAAGCGAGTGGGCGGTATCAAAAAGGGGATCGTTCCCTCGGACTGCGTTGGGATCGCCATCGGGGTCGACACCGGCAAGCGCGTCTTGCACTGGCAGGCCATGGCCACTCGCGGCGAGGCCGGGGCGGCCGTGATCGATTACGGCCGGCAACCCGTCGAGAGCGACACGAAAGGCGTCCGCAAAGCCCTGGTCGAGGCCCTTTGGAAACTCTTCGACTACTTCGAGGCGGGTTGGAGCAAGGAGACCGGCGGCCTCCGCGGTCCGGACCAGGTGTGGATCGACTCGGGTTATCACGAGCACACCGACGCCGTCTATGAGTTCTGCACGGCGGCCAACGCCAAGCTCGGCCTGCCGCCTGGCAGCGAGCGCTACCGCCCAACGAAGGGCTACGGCGAAGGGCAGCGCGGCACGACGTCGTATCGCGCGCCGACCGGCCGTCATGACGTGGCCTTTGTCGGCGAGGAGTACCACATCGGCAAAGTCCGCCGCAAGGGAAAGATTCTGTCCGGCGTGCTGCTGGTGCACATCAACGCCGACCATTGGAAGAGCGAATTCCATCAGCGCCTCACCCGGCCGGCCGACGAGGCCGGCGCGATCGTGCTCTACCAGGCGGCGGCCGAGAACGAACACGCCACCTATACCGCGCAGGTCTCGGCCGAGGTGCAAAAGGAAAAGTGGATTCCGGGCAAGGGGACACGCGTCGTGTGGGAACGCGTCGATCGCAACAACCACTATCTCGACTGCGGCGCGTCGGCCACCACGGCCTCGGACTTCGTCCTGCACTTCGTCTCGACCGCGGCGGAAGCGGCTCAGCAAACGTCGCAGGGCGGCTGGTTCGATCAGCAGCGGCAAGGAAAAGGGAGAACCCGCTAAACCATGTCCGAGTACTTGACCCGCTGCGAAGGCCCCGAGTGTCCCTTCTGCGGCTGCAACCAGGCGGAGATCCTCGTCCCGCCCAAGCCGCAGCTCGGCCAGGCGTCTTGGTTCGGCGCCGGTCGCGCGAAGTGCGGCCACTGCCGGGCCGTGTTTTCCTTCCGCGAACTGCCGAAACCGCAAACGATTCCGCCGCCGGCGATCGACGCCGAGCCTTTCGATGTCGCGCTACCCGTAATCGAGAAGGATCTCATGAAGAACATGGAAATCCAACTCCACGTGGTGACCGCGCCAAAATGTCCCGACTGCGGCGGCGACACGAGAATCAGCAGCACCCGTAAGACGCGCCGGTACCACAAGTGCCTCGACTGCGGCAAAACCATCACAACGGCGAGGTAACGACAATGACAATCGCCCCCACGCAACGGAAAACGGAGCTGTTTGTCGTCGGCGAGCACCACGCGGTGAGCGACGAGAACGAGTACGCCTGGGGCTTGGTTGGCGTGTTCGACGACCGCGCCGAGGCCGAGCGCATTGCGGAGGAGCGTGGCGGCTTCGTCGGTCCGATCGTGGTGGGCGAGATCTTTCCCCCATCGCCGGTGCCCTGGCCCGGGGCCTACTACCCGGCATTTCGTGCATAGTGAGCCAGCCGCGTATGAACACGATCAACACGTTCTCGTACCCCGATGTGCCATGGCCAGTGAAAGGACTGGTGCTCAGACGCCCCGGGAATCCGTCATCGCGGATTCCAGAAGCGCCAGGTGTCTACTTCATCTGGCGCAACGGACGTGTTGATTACGTCGGTTCGTCATTGAGGCTTAGATACCGCGTCCAGTGCGGGACTCACCACAAAATCGAGGAAGGGGATCGGGTTAGTTTCTTGGAATTCGATCCGGGCGTTCTGATGTACGCGGAAGCGTACTACATCGGCCTCCTAAGACCTCTGAGGAACTTTGCGAAATCACGCATCGAGCAGGAGCGGGAAGCTCGTCACATCGAGTGGATGGAGCGGCTCCAGAAGGCGCGGGATGAAATGGGTGATGCAATGTGCGGCGTCGACGTGGCACGCGAAAGAATTCGACGGGCCGTGTAGCTGAAAGGAGTCCTGCCCATGCGATGGAAAACCCGGGCGAAGGCCCCGACGGAAAAACGACGGGGGAAGAAGAACGGTCTCGAACAGGCCTACGCCCGACGGCTGGAGCAGCTCCGCGCCGCCGGCGAGGTCCTCTGGTGGCGCTTCGAGGGTCTTTCCCTCCGCTTGGCCGACGGCGCCCACTACAAGCCCGACTTCGCCGTGCAACTGGCCGACGGCACGATCGAGCTGCACGAGACCAAGGGCCACTGGCGCGAAGCCGCAAGAGTTCGCATCAAAGTCGCCGCCGAACAGTTTCCCTTCCGCCTCCTCGCAGTGCAGCTCGTCGACAACCACTGGAAGTTCGAGGAGTTCTAGGCCGTCTTAGCCGGCCCAATCCGTACTCCGCACACTCTTATCCCTCGCCCAATGTTACAGGGCTGTAACATTGACGTGTTTTTCCGCTAAGGCTCGCGCCGAAAGGGTAGGCGTATGAGCCTTGCCGAGCTGAATACCCTCTATGCCGCGTATGCCGCCGCCCTTGATGCGGCGGACTACTCGACCGCCCTGGTGAAGCTCCTGGCCATCAAAGGCCGCCTAATCACTACGGCCAACGTCACCAAAAGCCTGGGGAGCGGCGGGACCGAGGGCTTCAACTTCCACCCGGCCGACATCGATAGCCTGATCGCCGAATGCCGCCGCCTGCAAGCCGCCTCGACCCATGCGACTGACGGGCCTTGGCGGCAAGTGCCCGTGACCTACGCCCGACCCGACGCCGTTGACGAGTACTGATGAGCGACGCCTACTTCCATAGCGAGATCGCGATGGCCCCGCCTCTGCGGGCGGCTGCCAGCGCACCGTCGCCGCGGTTCGAGTCGCAGGCCGTCTGGGGCGCGCGCCGCTTCGAGTCGGCCACTACCGATCGACTGAACCAGTCCCACTGGCAATACGCCGACGACCAATCGGTCAACGTCTGGCTGTTGGAGCAGTTGGCGATCGTCCGCGCCCGGGCCAACTACGAAGCCCGTCAAAACGGCACCGTGTTGGGCGTGATCAATACGCACGCCGACGACGTCGCCGGTCCGGACGGCCCGACGCTCCAGGTGCTCAGCGACGACGAGGCCTACAACTCGGCGCTAGAATCGCTTTGGGTCGAGTGGTTCAAGGCCCCGACCTACAAGCCGAACATTTCCGGCGCGCAGTGGTTGAAGCTCTGCATCCGCTCGCTTTGGAAAAACGGCGAGTACATCGCCCGGCTCATCACCGATCCGAGCGCGGAAGGGCCGGTCACGCTTCGCTTGAAGCCGATCCACCCGCGACGTCTGGCCACGCCGATGGATCTGACCGGCGACCCGAACGTCTTCATGGGCATTCGCCTCGACGCGCTCGGCCGGCCGGCCCGCTACTACATTTCCGCCGCCACGGCCTCGGGGGCGCCGACGCTGGCCATCAATAATCCCGACATCGTTCCTCCGGACCTCTTGATTCACGAGTTCATCGCCGAGGAGGAAGAGCAGCTCCGCGGCATTCCCTGGGCCAACACGTCCTTGCAGCCCTCGGCCGATCTGCGCGACTACGACGACCAGATCCAGGACGCCGCCCGGCAGATCGCCGACCAGTCCGCGCTGCTCTACACCGAGCATCCCGACGCGCAGGTGTGGACGAATCCCGAATCGACGTCCGTCGAGCGCCGCACGATCAAAATGGTGCCTCCCGGTTGGAAGCCGTTCACCTATCCGGCCACGATGCCGCCGGTGCAATATCCCGAGTACCGCGGCGAACGGCAGCGGGAGATCGGCCGGCCGCAAGGCATGCCGCTCTTGATGATCCGGTTGGATAGCTCCAAGCACAACTACTCGAGTGCCCGCCTCGACACGCAGACGTACGGTCGCGCGGTGTCTGGGCTCCAGTACTGGATCAGCGGCACCGAGCAGAGCTACGGCACCTTGAACCGCCTGGTCGACGCGATCGCTCAGGAGGCCCGTTTCTCGGATCCGGCCCTGCGACGGCGGCCGCGGGTGGTGAAGTACAAGTGGACCTGGCCGACTCGTCCGCACGTCGACCCGGCGAAGGAAGCCTTGGCCGAGGCGACGAGCTTGGAGAATCGCACGCTTACGCTGACCGACGCCCTGGCCGCCCGCGGCAAGAGCCTCGAGGCCCACATCGCCACGCTTCAACGAGAGCGGGATCTCTTGGAAGAGGCCGGATTGCCGATACCGGCCTGGCTCAAAGAGGAACAAGCCACCGCCCGCGACTCCCTCACAAAACTCGTCGACGAAGAGGACGCTGCCGAAGCGGCCGCTGCCGCCGCGAGCGAGAAGAGCGGAAGCCAATCGACCAACGCCCCCGCGAAGGAAACCGCCAATGCTTAAAGCGCTCAAGGACCGACTTGTTGCTCACGGTCTGCCGGCCAACGCCAGCGAACGCGACGCCCAGGACTTTTACGCCCACTTGAGCCTGGACGAAAAGGGCAAGATCGGCGTGGAAATGGGCCAGGGCCTCAGCTCAGAGCACGCCCAGCAGGAGCCGCTTTCGGTCCGCGAGGAGCCGCTCGATCGCCGCGACCTCATCACGCGAAACTTTCAGGTCCGCGCGGCGACGATCAACGAAGAAGAGCGTTCGGTCGAGGCCGTCATTTCCACCGACACTCCGGTCGAAGTCTGGGATTGGCGGCGCGGCGAACTGATCGACGAAGTGCTGTTGGCCCCGGCCGCGCGGATGCCGACGCAAATGCCCATGCTGGCCAATCACGACCGCTGGTCGCTCGATAGCGTGTTGGGCTCGATCCGCAACATCCGCGTCGAAGGGGGCAACGTCATTGGACGGCTCTTTTTCGCCCGCGACGATGCCGACGCCGACAAGGCGTGGAACAAGGTGCGACAGGGCCACATCATCGACGTTTCGGTCGGTTACCGGGTCAACGAGGCGGTCGAGATCGCGGCCGGCCAGACTGCCACGGTGGCCGGCAAAACATACACGGCGGCGGCCAACCGGGCGATGCGTATCGCCACGGCCTGGACGCCAAAGGAAGGTTCTTTGGTCCCGATCGGCGCAGATCAAGCGGCCAAGATTCGGGAAGCTGCTACTATCTCTCACCACAAGGAGGATTCACGAATGAATCCGAAGCTCCGCGCGTTTCTCGAAACGCTTGGCCTGCGCAAGGACGCCAGCGACGCCGAGGCCCAGGCCTTTTACGACAAGTTGAACCAGGCGGACAAGGCCCGCGCCGACGCCGCCGCCAAGGCAACCGAGCCGGTGCCTCCGGAAGGCCAGCGGTCGGAACCGCCTGCCCCACCCGCACCGCCGGCGCAGCCGATCGTCGAGGGCGATCGCTCGACCCCCAGCGTCGACGAGGCGGCCCGCAACGCCGTCAATGCCGAACGCGATCGCGTCCGCCAGATCCGCGAGTTGGCCGGCCAGGACGTCCCTCAGACGCTCTGCGCCCGGGCCATCGATGAGGGCTGGGACCTCAATCGCGCCCGAGGCGAGTTCTTAACCGCAGTGCGCACCGCGCGGCAGGAGACGCCGGTGCCGTATCAGCACACGGCGCTCACCGCCCCTCCCGGCAACGCCAACGCCCGCGCATTGGCCGCCGGCCTGATGCTGGCCACCGGCACGGCCGATCCCACGCAACGATCGATGCACAACGGCCGCCGCGAGCCCACGCCGACCGATCGCCTCACGGCGCAGGACGCCGAGCAGGGCCACCGCTACATGCGAATGTCGGCAATCGATCTTGTGCGCGAGTGCGTTCGACTCGACACGGGTCGGATGTGCTGGGATCCGAGCGAAGCCCTTGAGTTGGCCCGTTCCTCCCCGTCCGGCGGCACGCTGGCCTACGTGTTCACCACGAGCATGTATGCCCGGCTCATCGCCGGCTGGGAAGAGGTGCCCGACACGACAGACTGGTGCGATGTCGAGGACGTTCCGAACTTCCTCACGCAGGAAGACATCAGCCTGGCGGCCAACGCCCGGTTGCAGCAGTTGCCTCGAGGCGACACGGCCAAGGACGCCACCGTGGCCGACGCGCGGGAGACCTACAAGATCGCCCGCTACGCCAAGCAGTTTGTCGTCGATGAGCAGGACATCATCGATGACCGCCTGGGCGCGATCATGCGGATGCCGCAGGAAATGGGCGCTGCAGCTCGGCGGCTGCGTCCCGACCTGGTGTATGCCTTGCTGTTGGCCAACGCGGCCCTGGCCGATACCGGCGCGTTGTTCAACGCAACGGCCGTCACCACGGCCGGCGGTCACGCCAACTTGACCACGGCCGTCCTAGGCGCCACCGGCATCAAGGCCGCGATTCTGGCGATGGGCAAGTACCGTGAGGCCGACGGCACCACGCTGAACATCAAGCCGCGGTACCTGATCGTCCCCTCGGCCTTGCAGTGGACGGCCAAGGAACTGTTGACCTCGACGGCCCAGGCCTACACGGCCGCAGCCGCGGCGGCCACACCGTCGCTCTACTACCCGATCAACGTCATCGCCGGCGAGAACCTCTCGCTCCGCGTCGACGATCGTATCGGGGCGGCGGGCGTTGTGGATCCCACTACGAATGCCAGCCGGACCGGCTTGGACACCAACTGGCTCCTCTCGGCCGGCGGCCCGCGGACGGTTCGCGTCGCGTATCGCCGCGGCACGAACCGCCAGCCGGTGATGCGTTCCTTCCTGTTGGACAAGGGCCAGTGGGGCCTCGGCTGGGACATCAATCTGGACATCGGGGCCAAGGCCCTGGATTACCGCGGCCTGCACAAGTCGGCCGGCACGGGGTGATGACGTCTTTTGCGTGCCGCCGGCGTACGTAGCCGGCGGCACTTTTTCCTTCCTGCGTTCAATCAATCCAAACCACGATCGAGGAGATCGAAAGCGATGAGTGAAGCCACTCTCTACAAGGACGCCGACACGATCGACGTCGTCACGCCGACTGCCGGTTACAGCTCCGGCGAAGTGATCCAACTGGCCGACGGCCGCGCCGCCGTCGTGCAAGGCCTCGCAGCCCGCACGTCGGGCGACCCGGCCGCGCTCAAGACGTCGGGCCAGGTCACGCTCGCCAAGACGGCCAGCGTGGTGATCCTGGAAGGCGATCGAGTCTATTGGGACCGCTCGGCAAACACGGCCACGCCGCTGCGGGCCCTGGCCGGCGCAGACTTTGCGATTGGAGTGGCCGTGCAGGACGCGGCCTCCTCAGCCACGACGGTCGTCGTCGACCTGAATAAGTCGCCGGTGTACACGATCGACGCCCTCCGCGATCCAAGCGACACGGTGCTGGTGAAGACGGCCGGCACGCCGTCGCTCACCCTCACGCCGGGCTGCCTCGCGATGGCCTTCTCGGCCACGGCCGAGGCCCAAAAGGTCGATATCCTCTCCACGCACTCGGTGCCCAAGACGATCCCCTTCATCGTCGAGGGAATCTTGAACATCGTCGACTCGGGCGACGCCGCGGCGGCGGCCGTGGACATTAACGTGGGCATTGCCAACGCGACCCACGCCAGCGACGCCGACACGATCGCCGAATCGGTGTTTCTGCACGTCGATGGGGCAGACACCAACGGCGCGGTCAACATCCTGGCCGAGAGCGACGACGGCACCACCGAAGTGGCGGCGACAGACACCACGGTCGATTTCGCCGCGGGAACGCCCTTCGAGTTCCGCATCGACTGCCGCGATCTGACGGATATCCAGATCTACATCAACGGCGTCAACGTGCTGCCGGCAAGCGTGTTCAAGCTGAACGCGGCAACCGGACCGCTAAAGCTGTTGGCCCACATCGAAAAAGGGGCCAACGACACTTTGGCCGACGTGCGGGTCCACCACTTGGCGATTCGCACGACCGACCTGGCGTCGTAAGGCAATCACTCCACGAAAGGACCGGCCGGAGGAAGGGAGGCCTCCGGCCGGTCCGTACAGTGGCGCAGGAGGTTGCGATGGGTGCCTTCGACAGCGATTTCGCCCAATGTGCAGGCCTCCTGTCCGAGGCGCTCGCCAGCGACGTCCCGTGCACGCCCGTGGGAGGCACGGAGATCTCCGTGAACGTCATTGTTCGCGGCCAGTCAACCACGACGGACTCCGGCCAAAACGGCCAAAGCCGAAAACATCTCTCCTGGTTGTCAGTGCCGCGAACGTCGGCGGCCGCAGGCGGGGGCACGTGTTTGGCCAATCCGGCCATCGGCGATCTATGGACGCTCGAGGGCCAACAGTACGTGTGCGAGGCGATCGAATCGCAGTCGGCCGCCTTTAGCACTATTCGCGTGGTCCGCGAGGCCGCGCACGAAGTGACGCGTCAGGGATACCGATTGCGGGGTTGATGGGATGAGTGCCGGAGCGATTTCACTTGCCGAGGAAAACTTCCGCACGATGTTGGCGGACTCGGCCAAGTTCCGCACGTTGGTCGGCGCGACGGCCGGCACGGAAGCGCAGAAACACGCGGCGGCGCTTGCACGCATCTACCGCGAAGGGCTGCCGCCGCCGACCGACAAGAAGGAATACACCCGCACGGAGCTCGAGGCCCTGCGCCCGTGCGCCATCGTATTCGCCGACGAGATGGATCACATCACACTCGAGCGGGACTCTAGCGATGGATTCGCGGCCGCCGGTTCGTTGACGATGATGTTGTTCCGAACCTGCCCGGCGGACCAGGTGCTCGGCAACGATCGGCCTTCGGCCGCCGCCGATCAGGAATGGTCCGATATTGTCGGCGTGGTCCAGTACGAGTTGGCCACGCTCTCGAACACGGCCGGATACCTGAGCTTCCACCGGATCCGCGCGGGAACCTTCAACGTGCCCTCCGGAGACGTCCCGGCCCAGGGAGTCTGGCAGGGAGCTCTCTACCGGATCCAATGGCGCGGAGTATAGGAATGACCAATGCCCGCCATCCTATTTCGCACGAAATATACCGGACTCGTGCCCGGCACGGCCAACATGGGCCAAGCCGGCTACAACGCCGTGCGCAAGGAGGCCTGGGGCGCGGTCGGGGCGTGGTGGCACGAGCATTTTCGCCCCAAGCACTTCACGCGCGAGGCCAAAGAGCTCTACGGCTACCAGCCGCGGCAGGGCGAACAGAGTGGCGGCAAGTCGTTTTGGAAGTCGTACACCGGGAGGAAGCAAAAACGCTTCGGGCATACGCTGCCCCTGGTTTTCGCCGGCGAGACAAGCGGCGAGAGCGTCCTAAATGCCGTGAAATGGGCCAACATCCACGCCACGCGCCACGGGGTGAAGGTGACCTATCCCCGAGCGCAAAAATTGAACTTTCGCAATCCGAAGGCGAAAAGCCCCACCGACATGCGGAAGGAATTTTTGACCGTCCGCGAGGACGAAATCCGGGATTTGATCGAACTGTACGACAGGGAGATAGAGGCGAGGATCCCAACCTTGCGCGCACAAGAAACGTCCGCCGCACCGCTCGGCGGCGGAGTAGATTGAGCCAAGTACAACTAACCGTTTAACCGCCGCAAACACGCGGCCTAACAAGGAAGCCAACCATGTCGAGAGAACAAATTGCCTCGTCTGCAACGACCCCCGCCGTTGAACGCGCCTCTCCGCCAGTGGGGGTCGGCGAGACATTCACCGTCTCGGCGTTGCACGTACTCGGGGCGGTCAAAATCGGCGCCGCCGTGATCGGCGGGATCACCGCCCAGGACCACGGTCTCGACACCACCATCCGCAAAGAGGCCACCAGCGGCGAGTTGCAATCGCGAATCCAGTCGATCGTCGCGCAGAAGGCATCGCCGACTTTCACGACCCTCGATATTTCCACCGCCTTGACGGCCTGCGGGTCGCTCGGGCTGCTGTTGACCTCGGTCGGCACCCCCGTGGCGCTGGCAATGTACGCCGCGGCCAAGGCCCAAGGCGCTGCCATCGCAGCCAACGGTCACAAGAGCTACACCTACAACAACGGGCTCTTAATCCCGAAAACGCTCTCTTGTTCGCACCAGGGCGATGCACAGCTTTCCTACGCGGCCTTGCCAATCTACGACGGCGTCAACGGTATCGTCGTAGTAGGCGAGAATGCCACGCTGCCGACGATCGCCGGCGACAACCGCTGGACGATCAAGTCAGTGTCTCTCGGCGGCGCGACGATCGGGGCGATTGGCCAGGCGGTCAATGTGTCGATTGATTTCGGCATCCAAGCCGCCAGCGAGGGCGCGCTGAGCGACATTTACGACAGTCGCACATTCATCAGCGCGATCGAACCGACGATCACCGTGACGTCGACGGCGATCCCGGCCCTGGCCGCCCTGTTGGGCGCCAGCGGTGCCGCCTCGATCATCCTCCGCAAGCGAGTCGACGGCGGCACCTTCGCCACCGGCGCGGGTTCTGAGCTCACGCTGGCGGGCACCGGCCTGGCGACGTTCACGAAGCCGTTCGGCGCCAGCGGCAATCAGCGCGGCGAGATGTCGATCCAGGCGCATCTCAAGTTCGACGGCACGAACGCGCCGATCACCGCGACGCTGTCGACGTAGCCTTCGTGGTGCACGGATCAGTTGCGATCAACCTTCAACAATCGGCAATCAACGATGGCTGGCTTCCTTTACTACATTCCCGGCAAGACCGACGCAATCACACGGGACGAGATCGTCGCGGCCGGCCTGGCGTACGCGCTGGGCCCAGAGGTTCGCAAGGTAACCGTGCTGAGAGGCCCCGATGGCTGCCAGGGCGTCGTGGTTGTTGATCCGCAAAGCGTAGCCGGCGAAAGGACGGCCTATCGGCAAAGCGAACAACAGTGGCGCAAGTCGCCGCACGGCGATGCCTGGGTCGGCATGTATGCGGACAGCCGGCCGGTTCCAGAGATACTTGCGCGCGAAAAGCAGATCGACGGGCATCTTGTTGCGCTCCTCGACGGCAATCCATGGCTCGTGCCGGTAGCACGAGGCTGGACCGAGGAAGACGGCGAGCTGCGATGGTACCACACGCTACCTCGGCGGAGCGAGCTTGCCGCCGACGGGTCGTGGTGTCCTGGCAGAGTCGTCGAGAGACTGGCTCCGCTTTGGAGCGTCGCGCAAAGATGGCTCGTGGCGACCGTCGGCGCCGCTAACGAAGTCGACAGCGATACCAGGATAGTATCGTTTGATTTCAGTGGTGTCCACCGAGCGGCGGTCGATGTACTGAAAGAAAACTACCGCATTGGCGAAGCCGAGGCATCCATGCTCGGCGTGTTGTCCAAAGAAGCTTGCCGTGAGATCCTCGACGCGCTCGTGGACCGTCCGACGATGGAACGCTGGCTGAAAAAAAAACGCCAGACCACGACGACCCTCGTTGGCTCGACTACTGTCGATGGGTCCGCGGCCACGACCGGCGATACCGGCCAACGTTGACGGATTTGTGGGCGCTTAGCGTTGGACTGTGATTAAGGCGCAAACCTTTTTCCTCGGGAAACTATGGCGTCTGACGGCAAAATCATGGTGGAGATGACGGCCGACGAGGCACGCTATCTGCGCGCCATGACGGACGCCGCCAACGCCCTGGCCAAGGTTGAAGGCGGCGCAGCCAAGATCGGCAAGGCCGCGAAAGAAGCCGCCAAGGAGGAGGAAGTCCTCGCCCGAGAGGCCAAGCGGGTGTTCGAAGAAACCCGAACGCCTATGGAGCAATTCGAAACGCGGTTCACCCGTCTCGAACAGATGCTCAAGAAGGGAGCCATAGACCAACAGACGTTCGATCGGGCGACGGTGGCCGCGTACCGACACATGTGCGATGTCATGGGTGACACCGCGACGCAGGCGCAAAAGGCCGCGGAAGAGACCAAGCGGCTAGCGGCCAAGGCTAAAGAAGCCACCGATCGGGAACGAGAACTCGGACTCGCAGCCAAGAAAGTGTTCGACGACACGCGGAATCCACAAGAACAATACTTGGCGCGCATGGCTCACATCAACGACCTGCTAAAGGAAGGTCGAATCGATCAGGAGACCTACCGTCGCGCTGCCTCGCAGGCCGGCGACGAACTCGACGCGGCAGGCAAGAAGGGTGTCGAGGCATTTGGATCGAAGGCACTCGGTATGGTTACCACCCTGGCTGGCGCTCTCGGGGTGGGAACCGGTCTTGCGGGTGCCGTCGCGCTGGTTCGGAGTGAATACGAGGCGCTGACCAAGGCCCAGGAGCGGTCAAGAGAAGCAACATTGACCGTTGCGGAAGCTGAAATCGGGGCACTGAGGAACTTAGGTGCGAACTCTCCGGAAGAGAGAGATCAATTTTTGGCCGACGTGCGACAACTGTCAGTTGAGACGGGTGTTTCCGAACGCGATCTCTTGGTTCGCGCTTCGGATGCACTGTCGGCGCGCGGGGCGCTGCCCGTGTCCCAGGCCTTGGAGTCCGTCAAGGCCTCAGCGATGCTAGCGCCGGAAAGCCCCGAGGAAGGGAAGGTGATTGCGGCTGCCGGACTCGACATCGGCAAGTTCACCGGTGCCAGTCCGACCGAGGCGGTCGGCTATCTGATGAAGATTGGCGAGCAGGCCAGGGTCACAAGCACTGGAAAGATCGCCGAGAACCTGGCCCCTGCTATGCGTGCGGCCATGGCCAGCGGCGCGAGCCTTCAGACGGCCGGTGCAATGTGGGCCGCGCTGACGCAAGGCATTAACGACGACACCGGCAGAATCGCGTCTTCGGCGGCGATCAATCTGTCGACGCAGCTAGAGAAGTTTCTCCCGACCGAAGGGGTGCAGTACTCCGAATCGCAATATCAGACCGAGAGGGCAACTCTGGCCCGGGAGCAAGAATCGGAACGCAACCGCTTTCGCCGCGCCGCGATACACGATCCTGAGTACCAGAAGACGCTCCGGAGCCTCGATACAGAGCGTGCTGCCTTGCAGAAACCGCGGCGCGGCGGCGAAACGCCGGAGCAAGCCGCCGATCGCGCCGCGAAAGTCAGGGAGCTCGACGACAAGCGTCGGCTGGCCCTTGAGCAGGCCGAGACCCGTACTCTCCAGTCTCCGGAGTTTTCGGAGATGGAGGCTACATTCTCGCTTCAGGAAAAGGAGTTGAACGATCGTCGCCAGAGCGCGACGAAGATCGTGGCGAGCGGCTTCCGTACGATGGAGGAGCGGATCGCGTATCTGAGACAGAACCCCGAGGCCCTCACGGACTTCCTGAACAAAGCGAGCTTCGAAGCCAAAGCGGACGCTCCCGTTCGAGAGATCTTGAGCGGGAAAGGATCCACCGCTCGCGACATGGACGCGTTCGCCGCCTCGTTGCCGTCCGACGTGGGTTCCGGAGAAGCCACCTATAGGCAGTACCTTGCCAACGTACGCGGCAGCTCTCGGCAGCAGACCGCCCAGTTGAAGAGGGAACTCCAATCCGGCCGCGACCGCGCAAAAACTAACCCCAAGGGTCAAGTCGGTGCGCGAGAATCGATTATCCGGGATGAGCTGGACCAGTTCTACCAGGACATTGGCGTGTCGGGCGCCGAAGCAAACGCGCGCGGTCTCTGGTCCGGATTAGCGGGAAGCGGGGACATCACAAGTGCGGGCTATTGGCGGTCGCAAAAACAATTTCTTGAGCAACAGGTGCAGCAGCTACGTAGGCCCCCGGTCTCATTCGGCTACGCCATCACGCATCCGTTCGCGCCGAAGAATGAGTTTGGGCAAATCGAACGCCCCGCCACTGCGGAGGAGAAGGACTTCGCCGAAGTGGGCGACAAGCTCATTGCCAAGATGGACGAGATGATCAAGGCCGTCAACAGCAACACGGCGGAGACGAAACCGAAGCCGCCGCCGACCTTGCGGGATGCCACCGCGCCGAGACAACGTAACTGATCACTAACCACTGACCAACAATCCATGGCCTCCATCGGCGCTGTCACTTGCAGTTTCGTCAAGGGCGAGGCCCCGCTGCCCAAGCAGCGGGTGGCGCTGTGGCAGGTTCCCGGTCTCAACGGCTACGGCGCGCAGCGGATGGGATTGGGCGACAGCGAGTTTCGCTTCGTGGCGGTGTTCTACGGCACGCGAAACAATGTCGTGGCCTGGGCCAACGCGATCCAAGCCCTGCAAGGCACCTTGCAGACGGTGATCAACGATTGGGGCGGCTACTACTACCGCTGCCTGATCGTGCGCACCAGCCCGCCGCAGATCACCATGGCCTACCACGCCGGCGGGGCCCGCGGCGAGATCTTGATCGAGGGAGTGGTGGCGTGAGTTTATTGCTGCACTACAAGATGAACGACAATGCGGCCAACAGTACCGTGGCCGATGCGTCGGGGAATGGGCGACATGGCACGTTGTACGCCAATACCACGCCGGCGAACACTGACACCGTAGACGCCGCGGGAAAAATCGGCGGCGCCTTGCAGTTTACCGCGACATCAAATCACAACATTATCGCGCCCGCGACCACGCCGGCCGGCACTTACGCGATCGCCCTTTGGGTCTACTTCAATTCATTCGGGGCCGATGGCAATGCTTGGGTGGCTTGTCAACGAACGGCCACGTCGGGAGCCTCGCAAAACTGGCAAATCATAAGGTACGCTTCCGACAACAACAACCTGCGCCTCATTCATTGGACAGAAGCCAACTTTTTCGACACCACGCTGATCGTAAACCCCTCGCTCGCGGCTTGGTATCACGTCGCGGCGGTAGTTGATGCATCTGCTCATAAAACAACCCCATACGTGAATGGAACCGCCGGCACGGAAGTCAGCTTCACCGGCACGCCATACAACGGAGCCTCGAATCTGCGTATCGGCTGCACGGGGTGGGGCACGCCATCGCTTTACCTGAACGCGCTGCTCGACGACTTCCGCATCTACGACGAAGCGTTGACCGCAGCGAAGATTCAAGCGATTTACAACGGCGGGGCTGGCTCGGAGCACCCGCAGCCGTGGTTCCGGCCGATGTGGGCGGCACACCAGCAGCAATTTCTCTCAGGAGCGGCCTAGATGATCTCAGACATTCACAGCGTGCTCGTCGGCGAAACGTGGCGCGACGCCCGCATGATCGCCCGCGCCGACTGCACGCCCATCACCGCCGGGACCGTCAACTATTTCCTCAAGGCCATGTCCGGCGCGAACGCCGGCAAGTGGTGGAAAAACGCCGATCAGACTTGGGATGCGAGCGAGACGGCCAATGCGATGACCCACGTCGCGGACGGCGGTTGGATGATCGAGCTGGCGGCGTCGCCGTTTGTCGAGGGCGTGGTTTACGCCGAGTACATGAAGGAGAGCGGCAATCTGCACATTCCCGGCCACTTCCGCATGGTTCGCGGCAAGGCCGCGGCCGCCACGGATTGGCAGCGACTCGCCAGGCAACTCTACGGCGCGCCCAACGTGTGGTTCATTTCGCCGGACGGCAGCGACTCAAACGACGGCCTGACGCAGTGGACGCCGAAGCCGGCGCTCAGCGTGCTGGGTAAATACAACGCGCCCACATTCACGGCCGGCCTTGCGGGATACGGCGAGGCGATCATTGCCGCTGCCGGCCGCTACTGCTTCGGCGACTATCGGTCGGTCTCGCCGCCGTACAGTCTTCTGACAACGCTCGGTGGGCGGGCTGTCTTCCAAAGCAATAAAGTCATCCCTGCGGACTTTTCATACGCGCACTCCATCACTGCCGGGTGCCGTGTGCGAGGCATCACGTTCGAGGGGAACCAACCGGCTGATGGAGCAGTGCTTGCCAACGGCGTGTTCTGTGATAAATGGGGCCGAAGCATCACTTGGGCCAACAAAACGACGACGCTCACGACGCGCACGGACGAACACAGCGGTGTGTTCACGGCCGGAGTCGCCGTCACGCCGCAGGTCGGCGAGTACTTGTACGCCCATTGGTTGGACGCGACCGAGACCTACGACTTCTACCGGTACGAAATGCGAATCACCGCGATCGACGGCATGGCCATCACGCTATCCGGCGGATTCGGCGATCCTCTGCCAGCCGAGGGTTCGACGGTCTACCTCACGTACCAGAGGCTCTCCTGCCACGACGCGGTCCTGGAAAAGTGCAGCACCGTCAACATCCCCTACGCGGCGGTCGTCTTGGATAGTTGGGACGGCACACTGGGGCTCAGCCGCAACCCGCAGGTGACCATCAAGAACTGCGACCTGCGCGCACGCTACTACGGCATCTACGCCTATCACAGCGTCGGCATGTCGCAGATGCTAGGCGGAAGCATCAAGATCGATGGTCCCGTGTTGGACGACGGCGCCGCGAAGGTGTACGCGGCGGTGTCGGCCACGGGCGGCGGGCTGACAAACTTGCTCCTGAAGGACGTTGCGGTTGACGTCGACGGCGGCGGCAGCGCCGGGAAGGCGTGCCTCGTACTGGCGGCGTACGACACCGGACTCGAACTGGATAATGTGACCGCCAAGATTCACGGCGCGGCTGCGCACCATCGCTTTATGACCACCGATGCGTCTGTAGATCTCGCCGTACGCGCGGCCAAGTTCAATCACGACCGAAGCCTGACCGATTCCGGGGCCGGCACGGTAACGTTCTCTCCCGGTTCCGACAATCTGACCATTGCCGATGGAGATTTCGACGCGAACGCGGTGGCCGACGCCTTGCTCGATCGAGCGGACGGCGTCGAAAGCGGCAAGACGCTTCGCCAGGCCTTGCGAATCATGGGGGCGGGCGTGGCCGGGATACTGAGCGGCGCAGGTACGCCCAGCCAAACGTTCCTCGGCCTCGACGGCGTTACCCCGCGCATTCAGGGCACAACAGACATCGACGGCAACCGTACTGCCATCACTTACCCATGAAACTGTGGTTTCGCCCAACTTGGTTTGCCTCGCGCTGGTTCGCCAGTTCGATGTTCGCCGGCGGTGCGCCGACGGTGTTTTATGCTTCCGTGCGGATCGGCGAAACGACCCAAATCACCGTGCAGACCTCGCTCGGCGATGGCGCGGTGTGGTACTGCTGGTACGTCGACGGAGTCTTCGTCGGGAAGACGCCGGGCCCAAGCAAGACGTTCCACGTCGCGCAGGGCGAGCAGCTCCGCGTCGAGTGCTTTCCGACCGCCGACGCCGATTTCGACGCGATCGCCGGCGGCCCGGGCGGCTACCCGTCGAAAAAGACGCTGTGGTGGATCCGCTCGCTGGACGCGTCGACCGAGCGGTACCTGGTCGAGCAGCAAAAAGACGGCGGCGCGTGGGAGCTGCTGGCCGACATTTCGCACGAAATAGACCGCTGGACCTACCAGCTCGTGACCGACGCGCTCGACGACCTGGCGACCTACTCCTGGCGCATTACGCCGCTGGACACGGCCGGCAACCAGGGCACGGCCGTCACCCTCGGACCCGAGCGGATCGTCCGCCGCCCCGATGCCCCCAGCTTCACGGCGCTGCTCAATGCAAACCAAACCGTAACCCTCGACGCAGCGGCGTAAGAATGACTCCCGACCAACTCCAGATCGAAGCCGACTCCGCCGCGGTCGAGCTGCTCACGGCCGTGGGCACGCTCGCGGGCGTCGTCGTGCTGTTGGCCGGCGGCAAGAACGGTCCGGGCGTGGGCGCGATCCTCGCCGGCGACGGCACGCTCGCCTGGCGTGCGCCCGGGTCAGCGACGTTCGGCGCGGAGGTGACGGTCGCGGTCGACGGCACCTACTCGATCGCCGACGGCGAGGATCCGGACAAGGTGCTGCAGGTGCAGGTCTACGTCAATTATCTGCCGGCAGCCGGCACGACGGCCGAAGTCTTTTTGGCGGACCGCTACAACAATGCGATCGCCCAGGACGATGCCACGGCCGCGGAGGCCGCCGCCGGCGACGTCCTCGACTATCAGCTCGAGCTCGTGAATACCTCGCAGGATCTCGCCAGCAGCTTCCGGGTCTGGCTCGACGCCTCGGCCGATTCGCGGACGTCGATCAGCCTCGACGGGGTCACGTACTCCGCGCCCGCGAGCGAAGCCACAGGCCTGCAAGTGATCGCGATCGCCCCGGGCCAGTCGGCAACGCTCTACGTCCGCCGCACAATCGCCGCCGGCGACGCGAGCACGCCCAAGCAACCCGTAAGGATCCACTGTGCGTTCGATTCGTTCTGACCACTGTCAACTGACCACTCATAACTGAGGACTAATTGCCATGCACTACAAACTGAAAGTCGACGCCCTCGCGACCGGCGCGGCGGCCAACACGTACGCGACACTGCTCGGCCTCAAACTGGCCAACACGACGGGCCACCGTTGCCGTTTGCGGCGGCTCGTGATCGGCGGCGGCGGGGCGGCAGCCGAAGACATCCAGGTGTCGCTCAGGCTGCGGCGGACCGGCAACACGGCCGACGGCACCTCGACGGCCGTGAACGTCAACACGATCGGCGACGCCCGCGGCGGTTCGGTCGCTTCGCGGGTGGCGGCGATCGGCAAGAACTACACGGTCGAGCCGACGACCTACGAAACGGGCGCTCTCGGCCTCGGTGCGATGAACAGCCGGGCCACGCTCATCATGGAATGGGGTCCCGACGACGCGCCGGTTTGGGGCCCGAACCAAACGCTCGGTCTCGAAGCCGCGCCCGGATCCGCGGCGGCCGCCCACCTCGAAGCCGCCTTGGAATGGGAAGAGTTCTAGGAAGATGGCCGATTGGAAGCCCAATGTCGCGCGAAGCGGACGCCGGCGAGATCTCGCCGTGCGGAGATCCCGCGTCTGCGCGCCGCGGCGCATCATGCGGCTGCCGGCCGACGACCTGGTCGCAGCGACTTCGCGAGCGTCCGCGTCGATCGAGCCCCGGCCGGTGTCGCGTTGCGTTGGCCCAAAGCCGCGGCGGCGGCGGATCGAGGCGCGGGGCCTCTACCGGATCTTCGCTCCGGCGGAGTACCGCTTCTATCGATCGCTGACCTCGCCGCCGGTCGACGGCTCAGTGCCGTTCGCCACAAGCGCGACGCTGCCGGCCACGCCGGCCGAGACGTTTGCCGACGGCGAGTGGTACCTGGCCGTGTCGTACTTCAACGGCGTATTGGACTCGGGCTTCCTGCCGTTCGGAGCCGCCGGCGAGACGTACGTGCGATTGCGCGTCGGCAGTGGCGCCGACCTCGGCACACTGCCCGCTGGTCTGCTCGAATGGCGCGTGGAGCAGCAGGCCGGCGGCGTGGTGCGTGTGGTGGCCGTCTGCTACCTGGAGAGCGCCGCGGCGGATCACGAGTGGGCGATCGCTTACTCGGTCGACGGAAGCGATCCCGCGGCCGACGCGCCCGACGTGACTGCCGAGCTCACCGCAGGCGGCCTGGCCGTGCTCATGCAGGACCTGCCGGCTGCCGCCGATGGCGCGACGGTAAAGGTTCGTCTGCAAATCCGCCGCAACGATGGCACCGATGAGTCGCCGGTCTGGAGCTACTCGGCTGCGTCCACCATCAAGTCGATCCTGGCCGACGCCACCGGGCCCACCGCCGCGATCGCCGCCGAGGCCTGGGCCGGCGAGTTGAATGAAACCGCAGATTAACGCTGATGGACGCAGATGGCCCGCATGGATGAAAGCGGGCGTTTTGTGAATCGAAAGGGATGTTCCGTGAATCGATGCGGGCATTTTGTGAATAAACGTCGCGCTTCCGTGATCGGCCTTCCCTAATCCCCAATCCCTAATCCCTCACCGCCCATGGGCGTCATCACCATCGGACCGACCGTGCAGCCTTTCCCGACGCAGGCCTTGCCGGCGATCGTGCAGCTCAAGCGGACCTGGTCCGATCCGTGGCTCACCGTGCCTGCACTCGAATTCTTGGGCGGCCACGTCTCGACGGCCGGTCACGACCTGGGCGCGGCGACGCTTCTGCACCGCTTCGGAGTGCTTAAACACCCTTGGGAGGCGACGGACAGCTTGAAGTGGCCGGCCACGCTCAACGGCTGTTGGGTCCGTGTTGGATTCGTCGGCCAGCAGGGCCTCCAAGAGGCCTGGATCGGCCGGATCACCGGTGAGGGACGCAACATCCTTGGGTCGACCGAATCGGTGTACGGCTCGATCCCTTGCGGCGCGCAGCATTTTGAAGCGCTGGGCCCGCTGCACATTCTGCGGCGGATCCATTTGAGCCGCTCGGTGTGGGACATCGATGGCACGCTTTCGGTGATCGAGTGGCTGCCGAGCCTAAACGAACGTTACGGCCGCACCGACAAGCCGCTGGCCACTAAGGGCCGCGCGTTGGGCACCGGCCCGGGCGCGAAGGCCTTGGGTAGCAAGAGCGGCAATCGAAGCGCATCGAAGCACGACGGCGTCTACGTCTACGGCGGCACCGAGCTCTGGAACTACCGCCAGTACGCCGAGTATCTTTTGTGGCACTTTGCCGACGAGAGCGACACCGGCGGCCCGACGTGGACCCTGGGCGGCCAGGCCGACGTCCTCGAGTACTTCGCCGACCCGATCGTTTTCGGCACCACGCAGTCGGTCGACCAGGTCCTCCGCGCACTCATTCGCCCCGAGCTGGGCGTCGATTTCAAAATAGTGTCGACCCAGAGCGGCTTTGAGGTTTCGGTCTTCGTGCTCACCCACCAAAGCTGCGGCTGGGGCGGCCACGTCCTGCCGGGCAATCCCGACCTGGTCCAGGTCCGCTCTTCGCGCACGAAGGATTCCATTCAGACCACCGTCGTCCGATCATCTGACGAGCGCTACGCCACGATCCGCGTCCTGGGCGCTCGCATTGTCGTGTGCGGATCACTTGAGCGCACGCCTCCTGATGACGGCGATCCGACCCTTGGCTACACGTGGGACTCGGCGACCGCAGCCGCTTACGAGGCAGGAACCGGAAATTCGGAGGATTCGGCCAAACAGCACGACGCGGCCCGCCAGGCAGAGAAGTTTCGCGACGTGTTGCGGCGTTGGGTGGCCGCTGACCACTGGTTTACCGCGGCCAACGTCTGGCGAGCCCCTTATTGGGACGGCCGCGGCAATCCGATCGAGCAGAACGGCCGCGGCGTGCCGGATAACGGGCCCTTGCAGCGAAGACTTCGCAGCACGCTGCCCTGGCTCCCGTTGCAGGCCGGAGTCGACTACTCGGTCGAGACGCCCGTCCAAAGCGACGCCGAGCTCGACTACCTGTTGCCGCCGCAGGCCTGGATCTCCGAGGGGCCGGCGGATCCCGCCAAGCCGGAAGAAACGATCTTCTATCCCGTTGACACGCAGAACATCGGCCTGGCGGTCCTGCCCGATGATTTCGGGATTTTCCTGCATACGCACACGAACCACATTCTGGCCAAGGGATACTGGGACCTCGCGCGTCCGAGCGAGGTCTCTCCCAAGTGGCATCCCGACTGGATCGTCGCCACGCTGGCCTACACGACCGATCAGCGAATGTACTGCGAGCAAGCAGTGGCCGGCGCCGCACCGTGCGACGGCGTATTGGAGATCGAGGCCGACGAGTGCCAACTCTGGTGGCTTGCGCCCAACACCGTGCTATCGACCGACCATCGCACTGACAAAAGGGGGCGGCTCGTTCGCAGCCCCAACAACACCGCCGGCTTGATCCTGCGCAACGATTGGGCCCGGCTCTCCGCGAAGATGGCCGGCGCGCTGGCGAGGCACTACCAAGACCGGTTGCGGGCCCAGTTCGTCGTTCGCGGCCTGGTGCCGTGGGGTGCGCTCGTCGGCAAGATCTTGATCGAGATGGACGCCGGCGGCGACGTCCAGCAGATCGCCGCGCCCATAACCGAGGTCCGCTGGCAGAACGGCGAGAATCCCACCACGACGATCAGCACCGGCTTTGCCGGCGGCGATTGACCACTGACCACTGATCACTGACCACTGACGACTATGGACTACTGGCAACAGCCCTACTCTCCGACGATGCAAACGCCGCCGCTGGTTCGGCCGCCGCTGCCGCAGTTTGACAACGAGTTTCGATGGATCGTGCAAGTCAAGAATGTTGGAAGCCAGGATTGGGAGATCTACAGCCCTTGCCGCATCGAGTACAACAACAACACTCAACACAACACGTTCGTCGATCAGTATCCCGAATTCGACGAGCACGTCTACTTTGGCGTTCGCCCGAACGCTTCTCGCGAAGAACTATGGGCCACAATGAACATGATGCTGGGAGTCACCCAGGAGCCCATACCTCGCGGTGCTACCGGGAAGGTGTTGTTGAAAGGACCGACACCGGTGCTGTTGTGGGACATTGAGAAGGACCAGGGCGGTGCCCAAGAATATTGCTCCCGCTTCAACGTCATGATGGAGGAATTTCAAGGTCGCTGGCGTTGGCGGTACACTCCTGGACCGGGTGACGCGAAGGTCTTGCACTACATGCCGATCGCACCCCAGGCCGACCCGCACGATTATTATTTCCGTGACGGCGTGTACAACGATTCGATCTTGCTATACGTCTACTTCGATCCGGAAGATTACGTCATTTCTTACAGCCAGTCGGTGGGAATGCCACGCGGTTCGATAGTCGGTGGCTACCCGTACCTTTGGTACAACACAACGACTGTCAGCGACTTTCAGTGGAATGCGGGTGATTCTGCTATGTGTCCCTGGCTGTACGAGTGGGCCGCGGCACCGATGTACGACGTTCCCGGAGTTCAGGCGTGTTTTCTACGACGAGTCCGTCCGGGTAAGTGCTATTGCGTGCGCATGGCGGATCACATTGATTGTCGAGCGAATTACCAATATGGAGCAGCCGTTGGTCGATTGTGGCAAGATCTGGCAGGATGGACCGGGAGGGGCATGCATTTTCTCCGCGGCGATCCGTACCGTTATGCGGATCATCCTTACTACGGCTTTGCAGAATATACAGGCGGCCAAGCGGATTCGGTCAAAGGCACATGGATTTCGAACGGCGGCCGCGATGTGACGTTATTGAGCAACAGCTATAAATGTGACGGTACCGTTCAGAGTACGGTTCAATGGCCGACCTGCCAAGTGTCACTTGCTCCGAACGTCTGCGCCGACATGTTCTATTTGCCACACCAGCTTTACCGGGGCTGGAACCTGAAGGCGTGGGATAAGACCAATGCCATCTTCTGGGGCAAAGGTCAAAACGGCTTTGTTGGGGAGGGTCCAAACTTTGAACCGAGTCCAGTATTCCACGATGCTCCCTGTGGAACGATTCGCGCCTGGACAACCAACATGGTGATACCAGGCGGCTGGCGAATCTGCGACGGCACAAATGGGACCCCCGACCTGAGTGGCCGATTCCTCATGGGTACCGACGACGTATTCGCGCCTGAGACCACGGGCGGGTACGCTCAGCACGGCCCTGCCGAAAACGGGCACGGCCAAATCAACGTCACGCCGGGTGCCGGCACAACCGTTTCTGGCTCTGCAAACACGGACAATCGCCCGCCGTTCTATACGGTCGTCTACATTATCCGAACGGACGATTGATCACGCCTCGTCCTCGGCCGGGAAGAGCAGCGCCAGCATCGCTCGGCCGAACCAGCGTACAAACCGCATCATTTCGCGCGAAATGGTCGACGTCATGGGGAGCCGCCGCGCAACGACTGGAGACCGCCGCGGCCGGGTTGTTCTCGTGCCGGTGGTTTACACGTCTTGCACGGTTTCAGTCGCTTCGAAGCGGCCTCGGCCGCGCTCGCAAACGCAACAAGCTGTCCGGCCGGCTTCCCGGCCACGATCGAGCACGAGGCCCGGTGATAGAAGTTCCCGCCCCTCACCGCCACCAATTTCTCAGCCCCCGCCCCAGTCCCCTTTCCCGCCCCGCCCCTCAAGTCCCGCAACCCCCGATACTCCACAATCGGCAACGCCGCCGCCTCCTCGGCCGTCGTCGACGCGATCGAGTCGGCCGCTTTGCGTGACCCAATCACCGGAACGGTTGGCTCTTCGACAAAGAACGTGCTTGACTCTCCGGCCGTGCCCAGTTCCAGGTAATAGGTTCCAGGATCACTGTAGACCATTGAGGAGTCGCTGCCGTGAGCGCTTCCTGAGTCGACGAGTTCCGTGTCCGCACGGTGGACCGAGAAGGTACAGAAGTGAGGCGAGGACCATCGGACTCGCCACTCCCGTGAAGAGACCGAAAACGTCTCTGTCGTCTTTGACGACGTGACGGTCCAACTCCTGATGATCCGCCAGCCGTCTTGTGGCAGCGGCTGGGGTGATGCGGACGGCAACGTCTTCGGCGCGGCCCGCAGCTCTTTGATTGTCGACGCGGCGACGATCAGATCCGCTACCGCCTGGGCCTCCGTTTGTCGGGACTCCTCCAGAAGTTGCTTATAGCGATCTCTCTCGCCGACAACAGTCGCGAGTTGTGCGATCATCTCCTCACCGCGAGCAGCCACCTCGCGGTCGATCGTTTCTGCAACCGGTGGCACCGGCACGACCGCCGCCGTCTCCTGGCCGATCGACGCCACAGCCAGTCCCAGCGCCAAGCCCGCAGCAACGCCGATCGCGCCCGCAACGGTGTATCCGAGCCAGGGCGTCGACGAGGCCGGAACACCGGATGCTGGCTCACTCCAAGGGTTGTTGGTCGACATATCGCACCTCCGCGACCAGCATCCCGCGCGATGGCAACCCCGTCAATGGACACCCCCCGATAGAGATGGGCCGGCCTGTCGATCCGGTGGTTGCGGGTTCGATTCCCGTCGCCCTCGCCTTAAAATGCACTGTCGTAAGTCCTGACTTATCAGTGATTTGCGTCGTTCGCAGCCCCGTGGTTGCGGGTTCGATTTCCGCCCCATCACGGCGCGATGTCGCCACAATGCCGCCAATTAGAATCGTCCTTGGCGGGTGGGAGGTCAGTCGTGGAAAATCCGACGATCAGCCATCTAGTGAGGGACGAGAAGAGAAACATCACCCGTCAACTTTCTCGCCTTTCGGCAAATGACGGACAAGGAGCTCGAGCGAGCGACGCGGACGTTCTACGCCAACGCCAGACCAAAGGCGAACCACAGCTATGTCATCAAGACGTTAGTTGGCGCGAGGGATCCTCTATGATCGCCATGACTTCGTCCGAGGTGATCATCCGGCCCAATCGACGCCATTCCCGCACGACGGCGTCCCATTGCGCTTGCGTAAGCTTGATCTCCGGTGATCCGCCGTTCGGTTGCTCGATGAAGCAAACCATCTGTGAAGCGATGTCTGAACCGCCCCGAAGAAACACTTCATATTGCCTTGCTACCTCGACGGTGTCAGCTCCGGCTGAAAGATCGGGATGCTTACACGCCAAGTCCAGCGCCAACGCCCGAATGGGATCAACCGTGTTCATCGAAGCGGTCATGGCCGAATCCGTTGTTGGAGATTGGTGCAATGTCAGACGGCAAAAAGCGATTTAGCGGGCCGACCGCGATCGCGGAGCAGATTGAGGACCTTTACGTCGAGGTCGCCTCGCTGAACGAACGCCTTGTTTACGCGCTGAAGATCTTGACGGCGCTGGCAAAGGCGCAGGGAATAGCTCTGCCTCCAGCGAGGACAAAGAACACTGCAAAGCGGCCAGACGCCGCCGCGCGACGCAAATCCGATGCGCCGCCAAATCCTCATCCAGGTCCAGAGAGCCGTCGACGCAGTTTAACGCCAGCGCAAGACACTGCTGAACCATTGCGGCATCGCCGCGGAGCGCGATCAGGTCGTTCCGGGAAACCATCGCGATGACCCTCCAAAGCAAAAAGAGCCGTCGTCGAGCAGCCAACAGCATACCACCCCGAAATTGACCGTCAATAGCCTAGCGTCTATACTGGAGGAATGGAACAAATGCCCATCACATGCGACATCCACTCACGATTCTGTCGCAACATGCGTGCGCGTCGGCTCGAACTGGAGATGACTCAGCAGCAATTGGCCGAGGCCACCGGACTTTACCAACCCGATATTTCCGAGTTCGAGGCCGGCCGGAAGGAACCAAGCCTTAAAACGATATCGATTATTGCGAAAGGACTTAGAATCCCTCCGGAAGCGATGCTGCTACACGATCTCGTGCCAGTGTAGGTAAACTTTTCCGAATACCTATTGACGATATCGCCTAAGGTCTATAAAGTAGCCGATACCATCCGTGGTGATGGTGATCGGCTAACTTCTTTTTGGGACCGCACGCGTCCCCTCTGAAGCTCGCCGGTCTGGCGAGAAACAAGTCATCCACCGAGGGCACGACGTCCACGAAGTCGAAGGGGCCGGGGTGCTTTTAGCCGACGCCCCGCCTTGACCGCGATGCCGGAAGCCGTCGACGCCGTGCCCTCAGTGGATGACGAAGCAAAAGCGGATACGCCCATGAAAGCCATCTGCCGGTTTCCTCGGCTGAAGCGGTACGCGAAGTTCTACTCCACGACCATTCGAGAACTCGGGGTGAAGAGCACTCCGATGTGGACGGTGGCCGAACGGGTCGCGGCCGCGAAGAACGAACGACTCGAGTCGGGAGGCGTGGCGTGGGACGCCGAAATGGTGCTGGACGTCGCCCTGGGTCTTGGACTCGATGGGATGGCCAAGCGGTACTTGAAGACTGACGTGGGAACCGAAAACCCCGCTAACAGAGGATGAAGTACACCGGATTCCGAATCCGGTGCGCCTGGATGACGTCAATTTAGGAAACCCCGCGAAGAAGCGGTGTGCATTATGAAGATGCTCCCTGGACGGGCTATTGTTGTTATTTCGAGGGGTATCGGCCTCTTCCTCGGCGCTAAGGCCGGTCCCTCCAATCCCAACACACAGAGGAGCAACGCTGATGGCCAAGTATCCACGTCCCGATCCCCTTCAACATCCCGGACAACTGCTGCTGTTACAGCAGGCCCAACAGATCCAGAACCTGACCGAGCAATGCAAGACGCTGGCCGCGATGTTGGCGGCGGGAGGGTCGCGGGGCGGAGGGCCCGGGACGGGGCAAGCCAAGAAGATCGATCCGCGCAAGGCGGCACTTCGAGCGACGCCGCTGGCCGACTACTGCACGAGCAAGTACTTGCCCGGCCGTGGCCACTCGCCCACGAGCGAGACGGCCGACCTGGCCCTGCGGGCGATCGCCGTCTTGAGCGAGTACTGCGCGCCGCTCAGCGCCTCGCCTCCCACTCTGGCCGACGTGCGGCCGTCGCTCTTGGACGGCTTTCGCGAGTGGCTCGTCGAGCAAGTAGCCGCCGGCCGCTGGAGGGCACAGACGGCCAACAAGTTCTTGCGGCACCTGCGGAGCGTCTACAACTACGCGGCCCGCAAGCGACTGATTCGCCCGATGCCTCCGCTCGAATTGCTTCCGGAGGAGGATCCGATCGTCGAGGCCTGGTCGCCGGAGGATCTTGCCAAACAGGAGGACCAGGCACGGCGGCTCGACGGCTGCGTGCGTTGCGGCGAGTGGACGATTCCGCGATCGACCTGGTGGACCGCCTGGACGCTCGTGTTCAGCCGGACTGGCGGCCGGAAGAACGTCGTCATGCTCTCGGAGCGGAGCGATTACGACCGCAACGACAAGGCGATCCTCCTGCGGAAAGAGAACCAGAAACAGAAGAAGGATCAGCGGATCGCGCTGCCGCCTCGGGCCGCCGCGGCCGTCGAGAAGCTGTTGGACTCGCACGGCGACGTCAAGATTTTCCCCTGGCCGTTCGATCCGCCGTCGCGCAAGAACGGCAAGCGGAAGTGGAAGGTTTTGGACTCGCACTTCGAGCGACTGCTGTTGACGCCGTGCGGTTTGAAGCTTCCCAAGAACGTCAAGACGCGACAGTACCGAAGAACCGCAGCGACGCTCGTCGACGATGCCGGCGGCAATCCGCAGGAATTGTTGGGGCATCGCCACGCTTCGACGACAGAGCGCTACAAGGATCGCCGTCGCAAGAAGATCTGCCGGCAGTCGCTCTGCATTCCCGATCCTTCGCCCCAGCTTACGCTGTTCTAGCCATTTCGCGCGAAATCGATTGCGGCGGCGGGTTGCATGCCGCCTTGGCCGGCCCATGCAGGTGGCGCAAGCGACCGAGCACCGCAAGCTTCAACGCCGCCGCGATCGTGACTCTACGACGGACTCCGCGGTACCCGGTCCGGCCGAGCGACGTGTATGCCCGCTCGATACGGACCGGGGCCGCGGCTGTTTTGTCCAGCCCCGAATCCCTAACCCCTAATCCCTAATCCCTTCACCATCATGGCCTACGATCGTGACGGAAGAGTGTTATGCGTCGGCGACGAGGTGATTCATCGGTCCGTCGTCGTGGAAGTGTTTCCCGATCACGTGCTTCTCGAGCCGCTGCCCGTGCCCGAACCGCCGCGGCGATTCATTCGCGACAGCCGGCAGCTCGAAAAGGTCGCGGAAGAGGACGGCCAGGAGCAGCTCGCCGGACCGCGACCAGGGACCGAAGAGGCGGCGTAAGGGACGGACAGATCATGAAAGTGGACGGGAGGGACCTATGAGCGCTCCTTTGCAGGACCAGGTTTGCTTCACAGGAACGGTTCGACAAGTCGTCGATCGGCAGTGGGTCGACGTGCCGGTGGAGCTGACGGTTCGTTGTCGACAGTTAGTCCGCGAACTGGGTTTGAAGGCCTTGAGCAACAAGAGCGGCAAGGCCACCGCCTCGCGCGGCGCTATCGTGGTGCGACGCATCGGTTGAAGCAAACTACAGATGACGGATAGACGCGAATTATGAAGAAGATTGTCGGCAAGACGGAATATCGGACGCGAGACGGTCGATCGTTCGAGACAGAGCGGGCAGCGGCTCAGCACGAGGAGCTGATCGACCTCCGCGACGGGTACGAATTGGCCAAGCAGGCGCTCGGCAGGAAACTGGCCGAGACGTTCAAGACGGCTGATGGGCAACCCTTTTCGGTCGGATTGTGGACGGAATACTACTGGATCACGCCGGGCCATTTCTCGCTGCCCGCACTGCTCTCGGTCGACTTCTGGGGACGCAATTGGACCTGGGAAGAAAACGGCGAGGGCGACACGCTGGTGCTGATCAGTCACTTGAACGATCGCGGCGAGGACATAAGCGATCGCCAGGGCCGGCGATTTCCCATCAATGAACTATTCGCCAACAGGGCGAAGGCAAAGGCCGAACTTGCCAATCGGCAGCGGGCCTGGCTGCAAGAGAAGCTGACCGAACTGAACGGAACGGCCAGCAACTAAAACTTTCACGGAGGGCGAAGCGATGAGCACGAAGGGACGGAACTACGACATGATGCTGGAGGACGATCTCGCGGAAGAGTACTCGGTCGTCGCCGGAAAGCTGTATCCGGAGGGCACGCGCGTACGTTGTCCTCGCTGCCGGCGGGTCCAAGTACTCTCGGTGCACGAGATCGCCCAGGCGCTGGCCATCGGCTGGCCGACGTGCTGCGGGCAGACGATGCGGCTTGGCGATCGGCACCCGGAACTGGTGAACTGACTACGAAGACGCAGGAGGGCGTAGCGATGAGCGAGAAGACGGTGCGTGACATTCACGATCGCTTGATGTCGATGGAGGGCGGCGACGTCGCATTCGACGTCCGCCAGGAATGCCTGGACTTGTGCGAGATCGTCAGCGAGTTGCAGGCCAAGGTGGCGCGACAGGAAATGGAAATCGCCCGCCTGCAACAGCAGATCGAGAGCATCCGGGACGGCAGAACCTGGAGGGATGAACGATGACGCCCGAATCGGCCGCGGTGATGAATGCGGTTAGCAGGGACGTGCAGGCCGCCAGCGAGCGGCTCGTTAATCGACGTTTAGCCGAGGCGATGGGGCTGATGAAAAGGAAGGAGGCTCGTAATGCAAGCGAAGATGGCGTTGGCCGAGTGGCAGGAAAAGGGCAGGCAGCTCTTCGGCAAGGACTTTCTTAAGTGGCGATTTGCATGCCCGTGCTGCGGGCACGTGGCGAGCGTTGCCGATTTCGTGGGACTTGGCGCCGCTCCGGAATGCGCTTACCAGGAGTGCATTGGACGCCACAAGGGCGCTGGTGAGATGAAGCCGCAGGGCGAAGGGCCATGCAATTACGCCGCCTACGGTTTGTTCCACTTGTCGCCCGTCGTCGTCCAGGCCGGCGATCACGAGGTCCAGGCGTTTGGGTTTGCTGCTCCCATCGAGGCCCTAGCCACTAAGTGCAATTTGACAGGCGTGAAGACAAGGCTGGCGTGCAAGCATGGTGATCCAGCATGTCCTAAATGCGTGGAGTCTGGAAAAACTGGCTTCGGTTTCGTAGAGAAGATCACTGACCACTAGCCACTGACCACTTATCCGGTTCACGGAAGTTCATCATCGTGCACGACGCAACGGAAGAACCTGATCCCCTCGGAACTATTCTTGGCGATCGGACGATCGGCGCGGCTTCGAAGCTCGCGTTCTATCAGCTCTACAAGCTGTGCGGTTGGAAGCTGGGCGTCTGTTTGATCCGGCTGGACTGGCTCGGCACCGCCAATGGGCGCGATGCCAGGTCGGCGCTAGATTGGCTGCGCGAGCTTGAGAAGCACGGCTTGATCTCGACCGACCAACGGGACAAGCGACGCGGTACGCTACGGGTCTGGGTGTTGTCGCTGCATCCCGGTGACCAGGAGCGAAAACCTGACCCACAATTGCGCCTGCCATTCACTGTGGGGCCTGGCGTGGCCTCCGAGCAGGCTTCTTCGGCGCGCCGGGGTTTCTGCGCAGAAACCCCGGCGCAGACCGGGGTTTACGTAAACCCCGGCCGGGGTTTACGCAGCGCATACATTGCGCCGGGGTTCTTGCGCAGAAACCCCGGCGCCGCAACTGTAGGCGATGCCCCATCTTGCGACAACTCGGACCAGCGCGCCGGGGTTCTTGCGCAGAAACCCCGGCGCGCTCATGATCATGATTATCATGACAACGACGAAGAATTCATTGTCGTCATGAATTCAGTGAGGCCGGACTTGGCTGAGATCGAACGGCGGGCTCGCGAGGCAGCCGCTGCCGCCTGGCCCAACTGTCCGGTCGATGAAAAGCTGTTCTATTTGCTGGTCCGAACGCACGTCCTGGTGGAGCACGTATGGCCGGACCGGGAGCGCGCGGAGGAGTGGCTCCGGCATGCGATCGCCGTGATTGCCGACGGAAACGGGAAGTTCGGTTTCGGCTACTTCCGCCGTTGCCTCCAGTACGGCTGCTTCGACATCCTCGGCTTGTGCCGATGCCGATCGCAGTCTCAAGAGTTTTTCGAGCGCGCACTGTTGGTCGTCTCTGACACCGTGCGGCCATTGATGGACGCATTTCGCGCAGCCGAATCTCTCAAGCCGCCAAGGCGCACGTTGGCCGAAGAGCTTCGCGAACAGAGACGCAAGGCTGCGAAAAACCCCCTCGGCACTACCAAGGGAATCTTGCGCGAGGCGATGGCGATGGCAAATCCGGAGGTGAACTGATGGCAAACGGCAATGGCAAGATCGCTACGCTGCTGTTGGATCCTTTCCGCGTGAAACCGTTCGAAGGCCAGCCGCGCAAGCGGTTTCGCGGGATCCGCCAACTGGCCGAGTCGATCAAGATGGTCGGCCAGGTCACGCCGATCGTGGTCACCTTCTCGGGCGAAAAGGGATTTGACGCCGAGCTGGTCGACGGTGAGCGCCGCTTGCAGGCCTGCCGCTCGGCGAACATCCAGGTAAAAGCCGTGTTCGAGGAAGTGGCCAGCGGCGACGATCGATTCGCGTTGGCGATCGCCGCCAACTTCTGCCGCGATTCGCACGACTCGATCGAGGTGGCCGAGGCCATCGGCCGGCTGAAAGGGAGCGGGCGGAGCATCGAGGACATCGGGACCATTTTCGGCAAGTCGAGCTGTTGGGTGTATCAACACCTGTCGCTCTTGGACCTCTGCCCCGAGGTGCAAAATCTGCTCAAGCGTGCCGGCGACGAGCAGAAGCAGACACACAAGCAGCGGCGCGCCCGCGGCCGGATGACGCTCTCGGTGGCCCTGCTGTTGATCCCGTTGGAGCACCGCGACCAACTCCGCGCGGCCCGGCACATCGCCAAGCAAAAGTTGTCGATGGCCGCCGCCCGGAACTACGTACGCGGGCTAGGAGAAAAACGGGGGAAGCAGTTGGGCCGCAAGACCTCGCCGCGGGCGAAGCTGATGGTGCTTTGGAACATGTCGGACCGCTACCGGCACGAGATCGAGCGATACGCGACGCTGCCGCGCCACGCCCTGCTCGAGGTCCTCCAGCTCGCCAACCCCCGCGAAGCCCGGACGCTCCGCGACCAGATGACGCAACTGGCCGGCGACCTCAAGGGGATCGCCAAGCTTCTCGACGAGGTGGGCAAGTGACCGCGACCAAAAAAAAACGCGACGATTTGGACTGGGTCCTTCCGCGGCTTTTGCGGCGCGGGATCCGCCAGGCCCTGGACGCCGGCCGCGGCCGTCTCCGGATGGATCCGCAGGAGCTGGCCAACCTGTTGGGCAAAGCGATCGACCTGGAGATCGAGCGACTGCGGTTGATCCGGATCGAGCTCGAGCAAAAGCAGCACATCGAGCACCTGCTCCGCGGCGCCGAGCGCTACGTGGCGCCGCGCGGCCGAACCACGGCACGAGGCGGCGAGAACTTTCAGCACCCGATCGAATATGAAGACGGCCAAGGCGGCCAGGTGTAGCGAAACCAATCCCTAATCCCCAGTTCCCAATCCCTACGCCATGTCCGTTTACGTCGACCAACTGAAAAAGACGCCTCCCACGCCAAACTGGCGGCACACTCGGGCCTGCCACCTGTACGCCGACACGCTCGTCGAGCTACACGAGATGGCCGGCCTGATCGGCCTGTCGCGGAGCTGGTTCCAATCGCGGGCCGACTTTCCGCATTACGACATCACGGCCTACCGCCGGCAACAGGCCATCGCCCGCGGGGCGATCGAGACGGACCGCGAACACGTGTTCCAGTACGTGCAGAAGAAACGCGGGCAGCGGACCGCGGATCAATAACCAACTGACAACCAATCACTTTTACGGAGGGCGAGAATATGGCGACAAAGGGAAAAGGGGCTAGGGGCGAGGGGCGAGGGGCGGGCATGTTCGGCGGCGGACCGTCGTCGTGCGCCGTCGGCGATCCAACCGAGTTCCGCAAAGCGTTGCTGGGCGACGGCGATGCGCGATTGGAAACGCCATTGCACAACGCGAAAACAAACGGCAAGGCACGGCGCAACGGGGCCGCCAAGCCGCTGGCCGCCAATGAGCCGGCGGTGGGCGATGTGATCCACCATGTTCCCGTCGACCGGATCGATCCGAGCCCGTTTCAGCCGCGAGGAGATTTTCCGGAAGCGGACATCCGGTCTCTGGCGGATTCGATCAGCGAGCATGGGCTGCAAGTGCCGATCACCGTGCGGCCGATTGGCGATCGCTTTGAGCTGATCTTCGGCGAGCGGCGCTTGCGGGCAGTGAAACTCGCGGGGCAGACGCTGATCCGCGCTCAAGTGCGGCAGCGCTCCGATTGCGAGGTCCGGCAACTCATCTTGGTCGAGGTTTTGCAGCGGAAGGACCTCAACGCGATCGAGGAGGCCAAGGCCTTCAAGCAGTCGATCGACGCCGGCGACGCCGCGGGCCCGACGGAACTGGCTAAGCAGCTCGGGCTCAGCCAAGGCCACGTGTCGAATCGCCTTCGGCTTCTGGAATTGCCCGCGAAGGTCCAGGCGAAGGTTATTTCGCGCGAAATGTCCGCGACCAACGCCCGGGCCTTGGTGCCCTACGCCCACGTGCCGGCGATTGTGGAGTACGTCTTGAAGGACACGGCCAACAGGGGCGCCGACTGCACCACGGAGGAATTCGAGGACGCGATCGGCTCGGCGCTGTGGAATGCCTGCAAGGAGATCCACACGCAAAAGTGGTACGACTCCAAGCACCGCTGCGAGATCCCGCCGATGAAGCTCAGCGACCAACAGCGGACCGAGTTGGCGATCGTCGTCGAGCAGCCGCGGTACAAGGGGGGCAAGCCGACCGAACACGCCACGAACGTGAAGCTGTACGAAAAGCTATGGAACGCGCACGCGGCCGAGGCGATCGAGCGGGCGAAAAAGAAGGGGACAGAGGAGAGAGGAGAGGGGAGAGGGAAGTCGCCAAAGCAAGCCAACAAGACCAAGCCGCTCACCGAGGCACAGAGGAAGAAGCGCGCCGAGGAGGAGGCCCGCAAGGCGAAGGAGCGGGCCCAATACGTTGCCAGGCACGATTGGCACACCGCCATCAACTGGCGGCGGGCCTTGATCGCCCGGGCCTGCGCCACCAGCCAGGTGTCGCTGGAAGACATCATGCGGCTCTTGCTGTTACTCGGCGCGTCGGCCGCCGCGTTTCGACGCGGTGGATACATCGCCAACCAAGAGATCAACAACCGCGAAAACATTCTAGGCAATGTCACCGCCGCCAAGCGGAAGAGCGGCGATCCGGCTCTGTGGGCTGCGCTAGCCGCGACCGAGGACCGCGACCTGACCGAGAGCGCTTTCAGCTACTTGGGCAAGCTCTTCTGGAACCCCGGCGAAGGCGGCGAGGCGACAATCGAGGATGAGGACGTGCTGGCGATCGCCGAGCAGCTCACCATCGACCTGTCCGCGGCGTGGAAAAAAGAGGCCGCCGGCGACCTCACCCGCGACTGGCTTGAGTACAGGACCAAGGCAGAGCTTCTGGATCTCGTGAAGCAGTGGAAGTGCGACCATTCGCACGTTCACCAAGAGAAGAAAGAAGAGCTCGTCGATCAGTGCTTGAAGGTCGCCAAAACCGTCAAGCTGCCGCAAGTACTTCTGAGTCCCAAGAGGCCAAAGGGGTGAACCGATGGGCGAGCACGTGCTGGAAATCGAGAACGTGATCGAGTTCGACCTAAGCGGGCTGACATGGACAAGACGGCTAAGCGTTTGCCTGACCGTGCTGGCCGGCAGCATACTGCGGCTCCGCAGCCCGCGGCTGACCTTTTACGTCGAGGACGATACAGCGTCGAGCGAGGGCGAGCCGTGAAAACCAAGAAGATCATTCAACCGGCGTCGCCGTGCTATCGCCACGTGGCGAAGGAGTTGACCGAGCGCGTGTTTTGCAGCGAGTGCGGCTCGGTTCGAATGCGGCACGCCGGCTCGCGGTACGCGGTGTGCCCGCGCGGGTGCGGTCGCCTCGTGGCGCGATTCACTCGGCCGCAGATTCGCATGGCCGTGTTGTCGCGGCTGCCGCGGGCGTTTGCCGACGGCCACGGCCATTACACGATCAGCCGCCGGAAAGGCACGTTCGTGTTTCGCGACGGTGACGGCCGGCGACCCGCAGCGGCCGACGCCGTCGTCGGTCCGGACCAGGTCGTCGCCTGGCTCTACAACGAGGGCCGGCTGCGGATCCGCATTTTTACCCGACTGGTCATGCCAAAACGGAAGCGAGGGACCGCCCATGCAAGCTGACACCACGCCGGCGACGATCGACGAGGCCTTCGAGCAGTGGATGCAAAGAACCTATCCGGGCGTCGTGCCCAACTGTCCCGCGGCGCAGCGCCTCCGCGAGCAGTTCGACAAAGCCTTCCGGGCCGGCTTCCGGTACGGCCGCGAAATGACGCGGCGATCGCTCGCGACACCCAACCCAAACTGACCCAAGGAAGGAACCGACGACCATGCTGCTAATCAATCGGAAGAAGGAGGAGGCGATTCGGATGTCCAACGGCGTCCGCATCGTGGTAATCGACAACGGCGGCCACAACGTCTGCTTGGGGTTTGAGGCCCCGCGCGGCGTGCGGATCTGGCGTGAGGAACTGTTGAGCGAGAAGCAGCTCGGTCCCTCATCCAAGAAGCTACCGCCCCCGCCGCCACGGCGTATCGCTCAAGAGCCCGACAAGTTCGCCGCGCTCCGGCAGTGCGGCCTAATCCCTAGCCCCTAATAGGAGATCCAATGAGCAAATGCAGTATTCCACACGATACGGAGCGCCGGAACGGGCAGCCTCTTGGTCTTTACCAGCGGTACACCGTAACTAAGACGCAGCCGGCGCAAGATGGCCCGGGCGATCCCAACGCCGTGTATTTCGTGTTGCGTCTCGACGCGGCCGGCAAAGATCCCGTGCACATCAGGGCCTGCCAACGGGCTGCGCTCGCCTATGCCCAGGAAATCAGGCATCACATTCCCCGCCTCGCCGACGAGCTCGTGCGATTGGTCGCGAAGTTGTCGGCGGAACTGGAGTTGCGGGACGTGATGGAGCGGGCGTACTGGCGGGACGCCGAAGGGCGGTAGCGGCCGATCAACATCAACAATCATTGACGCAGATGAACGCAGCTTAGGAAGGTAGGTACGGTAATGACAGGCATCGATCAGATCATCGCCACGGCGCGCCGTGATTCCAGGTGTGTATCGGGCGTAGAGACGCTGGCGCTATGTGGTGAGATCGAAAAACTCCGAAAGGCGTTCAGCTTAGTCACCGGCTACGCCCTGACCTGCAAGAGAAAGAATCAACGAGAGTGGATGTTCGGACTCGAAGCCGCCATCAACCGAGCGGCAGAGATGCTCGGCGATAGCCGCCGGGCAGTGTGCGGCTCTGATGGCGAGGCTCTTTGGTTCATAGAATGGATCGGCGGGTCCCAATCCCCAATCCCTAATCCCTAATCCCTAGCCCCTACCCCCCCTGCTTCCATGGGCATTCTGTACCTCGCCTGTCCTTACACCCATCCGGATCCGGCCGTTCGTCGCGAGCGGGCCGACAAGGTCAATCGTTTCGCCGCCGGGCTGATTCGTGACGGGCACGTTGTCTTTTCGCCGATCTCGCACTCGCACGCCATCACCGAGACCGGGCTGCCGGCCGATTGGGCGTTTTGGAAAGTGCAGAGCCTGGCCCTGCTCGAGGTCTGCGAGCGCGTGCTGGTCCTTTGTCTCGACGGCTGGGACGCGTCGGTCGGCGTGCTGGCTGAGATCGAGGCCGCCGAGCGGATGGGGAAGACGGTGGGGTTCCACATTCCGGAGATCGACCTGAGCGACGAGCGGTGTCCCAAACTCTAATGTCTGTGCCGAATGGAGGGCTTAACATGCTGAGAGAAGCCATGCGACGACGCGACCTGTCGCCGAAGTCGGCCGATCGCGGCCTCGTCGACGTCCATATTCGTTGGATGCTCCGCCGCGACATGCCCGAGGTGCTTGCGATCGAGCGGACCGAGTTCGAGTTCCCTTGGAGTGAAGACGATTTTGTGAGGTCCCTGCGGCAGACGTGTTGCATCGGTATGGTGGCCGAGTGGGACAACCACGCGGTGGCGTACATGGTGTACGAACTGTACCGCACGCGGATCTGCCTCTTGAACCTCTGCGTGATGCGACCGATGCAACGCCGCGGCATCGGCCGAGCGATGATGGACAAGCTCAAGGCGAAGTTGTCCCTTCAACGGCGCAGGCGGATCGCGGTCGACGTCCGGGAGAAGAATCTCGACGCGCATCTGTTCTTCCGGCAAATGGGTTTTCGCGCGGAGGAAATCCTTCGCGGCCGCTTCGACAACGGCGAGGACGCTTACCGATTCGAGTATCAGTACGGGAAGACAAGGGATTAGGGATTGGGGATTAGAACATGGGTGCAAACAGCAAGATCGCGTGGACCGATCACACGTTCAATCCGTGGTGGGGCTGCACGAAGGTCTCGGCCGGCTGCGACAACTGCTACGCCGAGGCCTGGGCCAAGCGGACCGGTCACCAGGTTTTCGGCGCCGATGTCGAGCGGCGCTTCTTCGGCGAGGCACATTGGCAAGAGCCGCTCGTCTGGAACATCGCGGCCGAAAATGCCGGGGTGCGCCGGAGGGTGTTTTGCGGTTCGATGTGCGACGTTTTTGAGGACCGCGGCGATCGGCCGACACTGGTCGAGCGGTTCAAGCTGTGCGATCTGATCGAAATGACGCCGGCGATCGACTGGCTGTTATTGACCAAACGTCCGGAGAACATGAACCGCCTTGCGCCTGCGGAATGGGCCCACGGCTGGCCGAAAAACATAGTCGCCATGACAACCGTCGAGGGTCTCGGGGTTGGCGGCAACCGGATCAAGGCTCTGCTTTCGGTACCAGTCGCACGGCGCGGTTTGTCCCTCGAACCGCTCTTGGCGCCGGTCAACCTACGGTATGCGTTCGCGCATAGCATCCACTGCGCCGGCTACCGGGGCGCGGCAACGCCCAACGATCTGGCGGCGTGCGATTGCGGCCTTCCGCGCATCCATTGGCTGATCATCGGCTGCGAGAAGCTGCCCGGCAACCGGCCCGGGCGCGCTTGCGAGCTCGGGTGGGTCCGCGACCTGGTTGTCCAAGGCCGCGGCAACGGCGCCGCCGTGTTTGTTAAGCAGCTCGAGGTCGACGGCCGCGTATCGACGGATCCGAGCGAGTGGCCGGAGGATCTTCGCGTCCAGGAGTTTCCACGATGGCAGAGATAATGAACCCGCAATACCCGTTTGGTCACTTGGCGATCGTCCCCTCGCTTCTGTTGAGCGAGCGGGTCCAGGTGCGTTTTCCGCGAAGCAAGCGAACACGAATCCGCCGCAAGTGGGCAAAGCGTGCGAAGAACTGGCGAACCGTCCCGATGGATCGCTGTGTCGTCGTGGCGGGAAACATCCACGTTCATCCGGCCAAGATGAAGGAGCTGACGGACGCACTCTCGGGACGGATCCAAAGCCGCATGGAGGTCCTCCTCGTCGAGAACCTTTTCGAGAAACAGGCTAGGGCTGTTGGGATTCCATACTTTGTTCCCGAGGGCAACACATCGAGCGCGACTTTCTCGGAGCTAAGGCTTGGACTCGTCCCGCGGCCGATGCTTCCGTTGGCTTGGTAGAGAATCGAGGGAGTGGGATCGTGCCAACATTAGGCGAATGGTTTGATAACGACCGGAGGACGGATATGAGCGAAGCTGAAAAGTTCGAAACGTGGGCCGTGGTGGAAGTGATGGGGCATAGCCGATATGCCGGGCTCGTGCGCGAGCAGGCCGTGGGCGGGGCGGCCTTTATTCGCGTCGACGTGCCGCAGCTCGGCGACCGGATGGCGTACACGAAGCTGCTCGGGGCCGGCTCGATCTTCTGCATCACGCCCGTGAGCGAGGAAGTCGCCCGCAACGTGGCCGCACAGTGCTACGAGCGCCCTGTCACCGTGTACGCACCGAGCGTACAACCGCAGTTGAGCAACGACCGCGAAGACTTTGAGGACGACGAGCCATGAAAGCGCTCACCGTCTGTCAACCCTATGCTTCGCTCATCGTCGGCTGGCCCGGCATCGACCCGGACGACGTTAAGCGAGTCGAAAATCGTACGTGGCCCACGTCGTACCACGGGCCGCTGTTGATCCACGCCGGGAAATCGAGGCTGTGGCTTTCGTCCTGGGACGGTCCGGTCCCCG